GCAGATGGGTTAACACCCATCTGCACGTATTAGCATCCTTACTGGATTCTTACACGGTCATATGCGACTATGCTGTAATCCAATCTGTTATTTATGCTGTGTCGTAATACACTACCATTTATGGTTTTCTGCTGCGATCAATATTATAGCTTGCTGAGATATACAATATACCGTATTTTTGATACAGTTTCTTGCGAGTATTTGCTTCTAAAATTTATTTCTACTGGGGAGTAAACCCCTATAACAAATCTTCCAGGGCTGAATTAGCCCACCCGCGCTTAGGCGCACCCGCCCCTTTTTTGGGGCAACCGCCCTTCGGGGCAATCGCCCTTCGGGGCATTCGCCCTTCGGGGCATTCGCCCTTCGGGGCATCTGCCCTTCGGGGCATTCGCCCTTCGGGGCATTCGCCCTTCGGGGCATCCGCCCTTCGGGGCAATTGCCCTTCGGGGCATTTACCCGCATCAGGCGGGTTTCGGCACTTTTGCGCCATGTCACTTTTGACATAAGCTCTTTAAGAGCACATCCCTTTTTAGGGGTTTTAGCACTTTTGTGCTATAGAGACATGAGGTCTCGGTAGGGTTATCCCTACTTTTTGCATATTACTTGTACTATTCATAAAAATTAAAAAATAATAAAAACTACAAAAATTTAAATAATTTTATAAAAATATTACTGCTTAATTTCAAGGTCAATGTCAGTATTACACTACTATATGCTCACCTGCTATTTAAAAGCAGGCCCATATATTATACTTGTAAGTCTAGGTCACTCCGGATCATTTCGACACTCTAGAATCTGACATTGTTTGGTGTCATGAGCACTTGTATGACGCAACTGCGCGCGGTGAAAGTCCATGTGCAGGTTGTCAGGTTTACCTAAAATCTGGAGAGCTGAGGGCTCTTGATACCTCATCAAGAATCAGAGTACAACATAAATGAAATTAAACGTTAATCAAGTACACTACCCATCTTGCAGTACCAATATGTTGGATGCAAGTATGGAAGAACACGATGAGGTAGCCCCTCCTTTATTATCGAAATCCAATCGTTCCGCATTTGGAAATTTGCTGAGCGAAGATGGAACCATCCTCGTTGATAATATCGTAAAACAAGAGGTGAAGCTGAAGTCACTCCTGAGTGATCGGGATAGGTTACAGCTGCAAAGCTCGATGACAGATCATCTTGCGCAAATTATGCGTAGAGTGAAGGAGAGCGCAACATCCCCCGAATGCTTAGAATATAATGTTAAGTTATTAGAAGATCTAGGCATTTTGATAGGGGGATTTTGGAAAGCTGAAACCGTACGTGACTTTGTCACAGTCGGTATCATCTTTCTAAAGCTAAGATTGGGGAAATCCTTAATCTTGGCTGGAATCGATCAATTAAAAATTATACAACGATTCTTTACTGATGATGACCTGAAGGAGCAGTCCTTCGAGGAGACAACACGTACAGCAAGGACTACGTATGATAAGGTCGATTCCCTTTTAGAGGCCAAATTGTGGCCTCGACTTTATAAATTTCTCATTTATATTATGAACTTGGCATTATATGCTGGTGTTCTTCCACAAGAAACTTTAAAAGATTATGGCATTTGGGAAGCTTTGGAAACACACGTTGTTAACAAAGGATTCTCCCTCGTCAAAGATTTCTTTAAGGTTATGATTGAGACAATAATCTACCTATGTGAAATAGGTGGCCAATGTTTTAAGACAGGTTCGATAGAACCCATTATACATAATGGAGCGAACTATGTGGATTGGCTCAAAGCCAGTAATGAACTTCTTAATGATTATCGTTATATTCATAATCCTGAACTAAAGGGTTTTAATGTTACCGATTTTGTCTTCAAATTGAGAAATCTTATAGAGCAAGGAGTCTCTCTAGCTAAGTATAGTAAGGAGAGATATGTCAATATACAGCTTGATAAACTTCTTTTTATGGAAGCAGACTATCTTACAAAGACTGCCGCTAGCTCTAAACGACGTGCACCATTTGCTATGGTAGTCTATGGTGGCTCTGGTGTTGCTAAATCATGTTTCACGTCATTATGTGCTCAGCATTTCGCTAAGAGTAATGGTTTGACTGAGGGAGACGCCTGTGTTTATGTTAGGAATTTCGATGCCAACTTTTGGGATGGTTATGATACCTCTAAACACACCATTATCATGGATGATGTGGCTATTTTGCAACCAAAATATTGTCCTTCAGGAGATCCATCATTAGGCGATTTTATTCGTATTGTTAACAATGTGGGTTTTTGTCCCGACCAAGCTGATTTATCTGCTAAGGGAAGGACACCCATGAAGTGTGAACTGGTGATTGCAACTACGAATACAGTGGGTATGAATATAGATCAATATTTTCAAACACCTTTAGCTGTTTCCAGGCGATTTCCTTTTGTCATTGATTTGCAACTCAAACCAGAGTATTGCAATGAGATGAATATGTTTGATGCTTCAAAAGCAGATACAAAGACTGGTGAATGGCCGAATTTTTGGCTGATTGAAGTTTTAAAAGTTATGCCTGTTGCAGGATCTTTAGATGGTGGACTTGATCCTCGAGAAGGCCAACGTGCCAAATTGGAAAAACATTGCCATTTTAGTGATATTAAATTGTTTTTGAAATGGTTTTTCAAAATCACGCAGGAACATCGCAACCACCAACAATCATATATTAATGCTTTAGACGATTTTAAAACAATTAAGATCTGCCGCTCTTGTGGTGGTAGTGATGATTGTGATTGCTTGGTTCAGCAAGCCTTGAACTTTACAAATATCACGGACCATATTTCTATACATCCAGATTTTGATGATTTTCATAGATCTGCTGTAGGATTTATAACCTGGAATTGGGGTTATTGGCTCCTCTTCTTTCTCTTAGAGGCTGTATGTATGTATAGTTCAAGTATGTCTGTGTATATTCTTATTAATGCAGCTACCTTTATATATGGGCATGTCAATAACTTATTCCTGATGTTGGCAGCCCAATTCATGGATTATAGTCTCGAGTATGTTCCGGCAGTAATGTCCAATTACATATATCGTTACATATATGCTCGTATGCGAGCAGTAGGTGATAGAGTTGAGCAAGTGCTTAGTCCCTATCGGGATATTTTACAATATGCTAAATGGACTGCTGAGGTTCTAACAGTGATGTTTTTTGCTTATAAGATGTGTAGTGTGCCAAAAAGCAATTCTACTTTATTGGACACCACAGTCAGACAGCAAAACAATATAGGCGAAGAGCCTAAGGCAAAAGATGAGAAGGATAATGTCTGGTTTAAGAGCGATTATGCTCTTACATCTTTCGACGTTTCCGATACTTCAAAATCTTGGAAAGGATTGGGATTATCTCGAATCATAGATTTGATTGCCCCTCATTGCGTGGATATTGAATTCCGCAAGGAAGTGGGGAATAAAGTCTCATTTGTTCACACCAAGGCCTTTTGTATAGGAGGCAGAAGTTATATAGTCAATAATCATGCTTTGCCGTCTGAGGATTGTTCGATGGAAGTAATCACTGCTGTGGGACATATGTCATGCCATTTTAGTGCTGACAATGTTCGTCGCATAGAGCAACAAGATTTGGCAATGATAGAGATTTTAGGTTTACCACCTAGAAAAGATGTTACGCAACTATTTGGTAAAGGCGATTTGTCAGGTTTGGCATGTAAATCCTATTATATAGGTCGTGAAGAAACAGGATTATTAACCAAAAGAGAAGTTACTCCCTGCAGATATAGGAAAAATTTTTGCTACGGAGATGAGCGTCGAGTGGATTGTTGGGAAAATTATCCACAACGGTGTACTCAGGCTGGAGATTGTGGTACTATACTACTTGCCGATACACAAAGAGGTCCTATTATATTAGGTTCATATGTTAGGTAATGAAGATAAAGCTGAGAATTTTAGATCCTTTGCTTGCTCAATAGATCAGGATATGATTGATTCATTACGTTCTAATAAACCTGAGGATAATATTTCAGGATCAAATTTTAAGTTGAATAGTCTAACTACTACTGTTACTATGATACCATTACACCATAAAGATACATTTAGGTGGGTTGAAGGTGGAGTTGTTGATGTTTACGGTAGTAAATTGGGGCACAGGGTGTCCAAGAAGTCAGCCTATAGAAAATCCCTCATTTATGAAGATATGCATGATTTAGGGTATAGATGTAATTTCGTTAGACCAGTTATGGATTGGAGACCATGGCGCTTAGCGGCGTTAGATATGGTTAATCCTTATAATAATATAGACACAAAGATTCTGAAATTATGTTCCAGCTCTTATATAACAGGAGTTGAGGCCTTACTGCCAGAAAAAGCATACGATGACATTATGATTTATAGTGATAAAGTTGCTATTAATGGTGCTGCTGGGGTTAAGTTTGTTGACAAACTAAATCGCAGTACTAGTATGGGCTACCCATGGTCAACATGTAAGAAGGCTTATATGGTCCCCCTTGCAGGGGAAGTGGGTGAAGACCTTGTCGATTTCACTGAAGAAGTAAAATTTGAGGTGGATCGTATGATCGAAAACTATAGTCAGGGATATTTAATGCATCCTGTGTTTTCGGCTCATATTAAAGATGAGGCAATTTCCGCTGAGAAATCTGCAGCGGGTAAAGGTAGAGTGTTTACTGGGAGCCCAGTTCACTTTACCATAGTTATGAGAAAGTTTTTCTTATCAGTTACGAGATTGATTCAATTAAATGGGATAGCCTTTGAGGCTGCTCCCGGGGTTAATTGTATGTCATATCAGTGGCAAAATATCTATGATCATATCACCAAATTTGGTGTGGATCGTATGGTTGCTGGAGATTATTCCAAATTTGATAAGAAAATGAGTCCCATTTTCATTATGGAAGCTTTTTCCATATTAATTCATTTCATGAAGAAAAGAATCGATAATCCCGATTATATTAGGATTATGTGGTGCATTGCTTTTGACACAGCGTATCCAACTGTTCTTTTCAATGGAACTTTCGTTCGCTTTTACGGATCTAACCCTTCTGGAC